TCTTACTCCAATGTACAACAGCAGTTGTAATGTTACGTATACTATTTCTTAATTCAGCTTCTAGTTCTTCAGTAGTGTGTACGATCTCAAACACATATTCACCAGTAGATAAAGGAGTCGCAACTCCTTTCCAGCCAGATACGGCTGATGAAACAACGTAAGGTTTGTTTGTAGGTTTAATGTTAGGACTAGCATTATTTGTAGGTTTAGTAGTTGCTGCAATATTAGTATCGCCTGATTTCTCAATGATGTTTTGAGGAGGTGTAATACCTTCAGGAATTATAAGTCCTGGAGGTGTACCAGGCATGACATCACCAAAACTTTTTGCGGCAGGAATTCCTTTAATTGCACCAAGTACTGCGCCTAATATATTACCAAAACTATTACCTAATGAACCGAAAGGTAAATCACTTCCAACTGGATTACCTAAAGTACGATTTGATTTTTTAATGATAGTTTGTGCATCTTTAATTACTTCGGTTGATATATCTTTATTAATAACCGTAGTTACTTTATCCGGTGATGTTGATGTTTGTTGCAACACAAGTTTTGTTTGATTTTCAGAAACACCGATTACATCAGTTAATGCAGCTTTGATGCCAGCAGGATTTGCTGTTACAATAGTCGTATTAAGTAAACCATCTTCTGTGGTAGTATTAGTTAAAATTGAAATATTACCTTTTTCGTCTGATGTCTTTTTAACAGTAACATTTGGTACACCGTCAGTAATAATAGAAACAACCGGCTCATCAGTAACAGTTTGATTTTGTTTGGTGTTCTTTGAAAGTGTAAGAAAACCACCAAGTAACTGATTTACATCAATAGCTTTTGATCCTTGTACCGCAATTCGATTTGACTGTGCAGTCTTCGATGATGCAGTAATAAGATCAAGTGGATTTGTTTTACCTATATTTAATAGTTTAAAATTAAAATCACCTTTATCTACTGCTTGAGAATCTTGTTTTTCTTGCTGAGTAAGAAAATCTACTTTAATTTCTGTATACACTTTATTTAGAGTAATTGTCTTACCAGTTAGTGTATAGTTATTAATATTGGTAAAGAAATTTTTACCAGCAGATTTTACAGTAACACTATTAATTTCTAGTGGTACTGCTGACAGATGTATAATATTAGTATTTTTTGCTCTTTGTATCATTGTGCACCTACTGGCTCACTGGTCATTTTTTCGAATATTTCTTCAGCATAGTTAATACGTTTTTGTGTACTTCCTTCTGCAGGACGCTCATACTTTTTCTCAAATATAATCGATGCTTCGCGCGGTGTATCTGCTTCGCGAAGCTCTGCCAAACCAAGATAACTATAGCGGTGTAATTCATATTTAATATATTCTAATTGAGGAGCTAGCTCTTGATAATTATACCCTCTTTCATCACAAAATAACTTTAACACATTTAATCTGTAACCAGCGGCCTCTGCAGGATTCCATTGTGCGATACCAAAAGATCCTTCTTCAGCATTCTGTGCAAGAGGGTTGATATCAGTCTCAGCTCCTGATCCGGATTCTGCTAATAGGTTACCGATAATACCGCACGCCTGTTGAGGAGTGAACTCTCCTCCTTCAGCTGATATAAAGAAATTAAATGCGCGCTCTACATTACTTCCACCAGACAACGCTAAAGGCTTATTTCTTCTTTCTTTTATAGACTCAATTTTCGGTATACCTCCGAGAACAAGAGGAAGCTGAGAATCTTTTCCGTCTAAAAAGATTCCATACACTTGAGTTTGATTTTTAATACCAGTTGTTGCACCAATACCTGAAGATTGGCCTTCTGTTACTGGTACTACTACTTGAGCCCATGGTAAATCAGATTGTGCAATATCAGTTTTTTCGTCACCATGTATACCGAAGATGCGAATTTGCACTCTGCCCAATTGCTGAGGATCATCAATAGACATGACCTTACCAATGAACCAGCGATTATTGTCACCGTAATAATCAATCACAAGTTTTCTCCAGTGTAGTCTGCAATTTTAGTGCATAATAAATTTAAATCATATTTTTCAATCTTAAACGAATGTCTTGCTGCGTATACTACATAATCACCAGACTTCTTTTTATCTATGCCTAACTCTTTATTTTCAGCATCATCAAATGTATTAGAATCAAAGAATTTTAATCTTAATACAGTTCCTGTAGTTAAGTTACTACCAGTTATTAAAAATGGCGCACCATTAACACTAATAGATAATGGAGATTTAGCCAAATGCTTTTTAATTGCCTCTCCACATATTTGTTTATTATAATCAGATTTTTTTATTTCTTCGCCGTATGATTTGAAATCGCCGAATCCTTCATATAAATTACTTGACGTAATACGAGAAATAACTTTTGATCTCTGCTCGTTTAAATTATTAGATTTGATTTTTGTATTAATAGGAAAATTATAATCATCTTGATTTTTTCCTAAATAATTTTTATTCTTCATCATATCAAATACATCTTTTTTAACGTCAAAATCTACGGCCTCTGGATATCCATCAGATACATTTAGAAAATTATATCTTGCGCCAACGTATCCGTCTGATATTAATTGAAATAGGTTTTCTGTATTTTCTTGTTTATAAGATTCAATTACATGATATTTTTTAACATCTACTGGGTTGTGTATACCAGCCTGCGAATAAACAAAAGGCCGGTCTTTATTATTTGGCTCTCTTTGTAATAAAGTTCCTAGATGATTAAATTGCAAAGCATTACTTGTTAAAAGAGAATACACATAATATGGCATACCATCTTTATTTGTGGCTCTTTGTTGCATCCACTTTATGGCAGCAATAGGAGTCATGTTCGGCACAATAACTTTCATGTTACCTTGAAATGTATCAAAGGTACCTTGCACGTTTTTTTCTAAAAAGCTATTAGCTATGTTACGTATAATCGTTGCAGGAGTTCCTGTATAAGCTTTATTTACATTAATAGCATTTGAAATAAATGCATGCTCTTCAACTGCATCAAGGACAACTAATTCACTACGATCATTAGCCTTTACAGCCTTATTTATTTTTACGATACGAAACGTTTTTTCAATAACATTTTTAGTAATAGTTTCTAATTTTAGTTCTAATTTTTCTATTCCGAGCATATTGATTTGTTGTACAATTGCATGAGTATCAACAAACACAAAATTACCTGTTAGATATGGTTTATCTAAATGTTCGTATATATCAATGTCAGTCATAGCGGGCGCAAGATCAATTGATGCATCATTACGATCTGTACTTAATATAGCAGAAAGTATTGTAAACCCACGCTGGCTATCAATATTACTCATTTTTTAAGCGCCTGCTTATATGATGAAACAAGAGTACTAATAATATTAGGACGAATAACTTTAATGTTTCTTAATTTATTATTTTCTTCTGTATACCATTCATAATTAGTTACTTCTGTAACTAACTGACCAGGTCCAATTGCTGGATCAATGTCTACAATTGTATCAGACAAACTATTTGAGATATAATGATGTGCAGCATTGTATTCTTTTTCACCACTTACAATCACTATAGATTCTGTTTCAAAGCTTGAATTTACAGACGTTACTGCCTCACCAGCTCTAAATGTTCCAACAGCGTCTTTTAAAACTATTTGGCCGAAATCTAAAACTCTATGTACTATAGTACCAGTAGCACCTGAAGCAGATCCACTAACCGTTTGGCCTTCCTTAAATTTAGAAGTTATATCTACACGTGTAGTAAGAGTAGTATGACCGAATTCATGTTTAATTGTTTCATCTAATTCTGCTGTAGTCAATGGCCAACCTTGTAGCCTTAGTTCATCATTAAGTAAATAAAACGTCCAATGATATATTGTAGTTCCATATAATTGATATGATAATTGATCAGGTCTCATGCCTTCTGGAATATATCCTTTTTCATATGCTGATGCATCATCCTTAATATCATCAATAAGACTTACGTATGCCGATAAATCTTGTGTTAGCACAGTTGATGCTTCGTTACCAAATTTATATAAAACGTCGTTGAATGAATTAAAATATTGCATTCTACAATCCTTCCTCAATATCCGCTTTATTTAACTGTCTCATTTCTGTAAATCGAAGAGTCATATCAACCTCTGAAGGATATCCTTCAGCATGAAACACTCCACTAGTGGAATTGTATACTGTGTCGACAGCCTGAAGAAAGCAGTCTGGAAATTTTTGAAACTTAACTTCGCTATTTCTATGTTTCACTTCAATACCAAAAGCGTTCGGGAATTTAAATCCAACGTTAGCGGCAATTAGTTTTGGATACATCTCTTTTCGAAAATGCTTTACTATATTTTCAATTGCAACTGATTCCTCACGCGATGTAGGAATCATTTTAAATGTGAAATTAAACTGTCTAATATTTACATTATTGAAAAGTATACGAGTGTTAGGATTTGCTGTAGTTTGTGTTATAGCTCGAACTATATTTTTACCAAAGTCTGTAGGAGTAAAACGAGTTGCTGCAACAGCTGCAGTTTCGCTTCCAATATCGATCCCAGTTTTAAAGAGATCAACAATTGACGTTCCAGTTTTTCCTATAGCTCCTAGCGCGGCTGCTCCAAGAGTTTTTCCGCCACCGACTGCCGCCGCGGTATCTGCTCCAAGCACGCCTAAGTTAATTTGATTATTATATTCGACGGCATCATTAAACTGCATAGAAATTGGAGCAAATAAAGCAATTACTGGTGCGGTTTCACTTTGCGTATAAGTTGGCCCGGCTTGAGCTAATTTTGTTATTTGTCTTTCTTTATCTAAGGCAGCCTGAGCCTCGATCTCTGCTTCAAGAGCCGGATCATCAACGACAGCCTGCGCAACTGGTGCCTTCAGAATGCTATCAACGTCTTCTCTAAGACTACTGGCCTCTTTAACAACAAATCGAATTCTTGATTGATATGCTTCTCTATTCGATATCGGATACGATATTGTTTCTTTTGATGAGTGAAATCCAGGTTCCATTTTATGTCCTATAGATATAACTAGTTAACTCTTTCTATTTATATCAAAATATGGCATATTCAGGCAGATATCAAGTTAAGAATCCTAAGAAGTATTTAGGAGACCCAAGCGCAGTTGTTTATCGTTCTTTATGGGAGCGTGCTGCATTTCAGTGGTGTGATGCAAATCCTGCTGTAAAAGGTTGGTCCTCAGAAGAAGTTGTAATACCATATTACTATGATGTTGATAAAAAATACCATCGTTACTTTGTAGATCTAAAAATTGTAATGAAAGAAAAAACTATATTAGTAGAAATTAAACCAGATAAAGAAACTAAACCTCCTACTGGTCAAAGGAGAACTAAAAAATATATCAATGAAGGTTTAACTTATGTGAAGAATATGAATAAGTGGGAAGCAGCGAATGAATATGCAAGAGATAGAGGTTGGGAATTTCAGATATGGACAGAGCACACTTTACAGGAAATGAAACTATTAACTAAACCTGTACCCGGTAAACTAAAACCTCTTAAACCGATGAAGCCGTATCGTAAAAAGTCTAAGAAAAAGATATAAATACTCGTATGGCAAGTTTATTTCAACAGTTAGAAATCGAAGCATTCCGTAAAGGTATTACCCCACGGACTAAAGAATCTATTCGATGGTTTCAAAAGAAAGCATCTCAGATGGGTAAAGTTAGTCGTACAGGGGTGATGCAAGACGATTCTATTGAATTACGTAATAGGCCTATCACTAAGCCGTATGGTAACATGTATATGTACTTCTATGATGCAAAACATAAAGACACACTACCGTACTATGATGCATTTCCTTTAGTTATTCCAGTTGGCCCTGCTGCAGGCGGTTTCTATGGTCTTAACTTACATTATTTACCTTTACCTCTTAGAGCAAAGGCACTTGATGCATTACTCGGTGAAGGTAGCTTACCATCAAAGTATGTTGCACCAATGATACATAGATATTTGTTTAAGCAAGTTCGTAGTAGGTTTGCATTAGTCGATAAGCCTGAATGGGAGATTGCTACATTCTTACCAACAGCAGACTTTAGAGGCGCAACAAAGACTACAGTATATAAAGATTCTAGGAGCAAGATGTAATGGCAAGTGTAGATGAATTAAAATCAATTGCATCTGTAAAGCTAGGATTTGCAAGACCTAATAATTTTCTTGTTACACTTCCTGATCTTGGTGGTGTATCTGGTAGAGAGCTAAATGTATTATGTAAGTCCACGACATTACCTGGAAAACAAGTTTTAACATCAGATCGTCGTATTGGAATGGAGTTTCAAAAAGTTGCATATGGATATGCAGTGGATGATGTGACTATGACGTTCTATTGTATGAATGACTATGGTGTTAAGAAATATTTTGATGCATGGAGATCTATAACAGTCGGTGAAGAACTAGGTGAATTAAAATATAAAAATGATTATGCTAAAAGTGTTACTATACATCAGCTCAGAAAACCTCTTGTAGGTTTATCAAAAGCAATAGGACCTTTAAGAGCAAATATAGGCATAGGCGGAGGAAGTGTTTATTCGGTAGAACTGCGAGAAGCATTTCCTACAACAATGACTGCAATTGAATTAAATAACGAATTAGATGGATTAGTTGAATTATCTGTTCAATTATCTTATACAAACTGGTATAACGCAGAAGCTTCACAAAACTTCTTAAATGCCAGTCTTTCAACACCTCTTGGTAGTGTTGATTTATTATAACTTTATAAGGAAAATGAAATGGGAAAGAAGAGATCAAGAGCTAAGCAAGTATCAAAGGGTATTACACATCAGAATAGATGCCCACTAGCTAAAGCAAGACGTAGAGAATGGAATGGATCTGATGCACAACATTATGCAAAGTTGCAGGCATTTATGGCCGGTAAAAATGTGATGCTAACAGTTCCTAATCCTAATAAAAATGAAACGAATAAAAAGTTTATTCGAGTGAATGCAAAAGAAGTGTGGAGAAATGCATAATGGCGCTTCCTAAACTAAATAATGATGCACCATCTTATAGCTTAACTATACCTTCTACTAAGAAGACAATTAACTATCGTCCATTTTTAGTAAAAGAGCAACGTAATCTTTTAATTGCACTTGAATCTAAAGATCCTAAACAGATTTTGAATGCAGTATTAGTTTGCATTGAATCATGCTCTCCTGGTATTGATTCATCAAAGCTATCTACATTTGATGTAGATTATATTTTTGTACAAATGCGAAGCAAATCCGTAGGTGAAACAACTAAGATCTTATCTGCATGCACTGAATGTAGTCATGAACATACTATAGACATTAACTTAGATAACATTAATACAGATTATGGTGACATCGATAACGTTATTCCCATTACACCAGATATTAGTATTAAGATGAAATATCCTACATATGCAGATTTAATGAAAAATGACTCGATGTTTAATGAAGATCAGCGCGCTACTGAAATATTATTTGAAACTATTACTTCATGCATTGAAAGCGTACAAACACAAGACGACAATATTTCATTAAAAGATGAGTCAAAGGCTGAAGTTGAAACTTTCATTAACTCATTAACAAATGAACAATTAGAAAAGCTTTCTATTTTCGTAGACTCTATGCCGAGTTTAGAACATACAATAGACTATACATGTAAGTCATGTGGACATAATAATTCATTAACTCTTAAAGGAATACAAGATTTTTTTTAGTGGCCCTCTCACATGAATCGCTAGAAAACTATTATCGAACAAACTTTACTATGATGCAACATTTTAATTATTCATTGAACGATTTAGAAACTATGATACCCTGGGAGAGGGACATTTATATTATACTACTTAACGATCACATTAAAGAGCAAAACGAAAGACTTGCACAACAATGACAACTTTAGCTGATATTAATCAAACGCTTGCTGCTGTAGTAGATAATACTAATCGTTCTAGTAATAGTCTAGAACGCTTTATTCGTTCTATGGAACAGAAAAAGGGTGACGACCTCGAAGCTGAAAGAGAAAGAAAAGCTAAAATAGTAGCTGCTAAGGCTAGTAATAATAGTACTAGTAGTAGCACATCAGACACTAGCAAAGGTGGCAGTGGATTTTCGTTACCTACTGCACTTTTAACTGGTGCGGCATTAAAAGATTTAAGTATAGGATTAGCAAAGGGATTACTTAAAAGAGGTTTACCTTTAGCTATAGCTACAGCAGTTGCTGATGATATCGGAAACTGGGTTAATAGTAAAACAGGTTCAGCCGAATTAGGTGCGGCAGCTGAAAGAGCTACACTAGGCGGCACGTTTGGTTTAATTTTTGGTAAAAAGTTCGGTCTCATTGGTGCTGCAGTAGGCGCACTTGCAACAGAAGAAAATAAAGCCGCAGTAACTGAACTCGGTCAAGCTCTTATTAATAAAGCAGGTGATGCAAAGAATGCTATTCAGGAATGGGCAAATAGTGAATCTGCAGAAAAGATTGCAGAAAAATTTGGTGGAGTAGGACAAAGTATTTTAGATTACGCAAAGGAGTTGCCGACTGCTGGAGAAATTTTAAGTGGGCTACAAACTAAAATAGGCGAAGGAATTAAAGGATTAACCGGATTTATCAACGGTGGATTTGATGATGAAGCTTTTCAAAATAATTGGATAGAAGCTGCCGGTACACTTACGACTTTTGCGTTCTTCTTAGCTCCAGGTAAATTTTTAAGAATGATTAAATTTCTTGCTAGATTTAAAACTCTAGCTGCCGGTGCTGCACTTTATGGTGCTTATAAGTTATTTAGCGGTGATTTTACTGATGGTGATTTAAGTACAGAAGACATTGCTGCTGGCGCGGCGGGTACTGCAGCTCTTGCGTATGGAGGAGTTAAAGCTACTCAAGCATTGCGTGGCAATAGTTCTGGTGGCAGAGGTTTTGGAGAAACACCAATACCAAAAACAACTAAATCGGGTAGAGTTGCTGGTGAAGTATTTGAAAACAAAGCCGGTAATAAAATGAAAGTTATGCAAGGACCTAAAGGAAATTTATATACTCAATCAGTACCAAATAGTACACCGGTAGGAAAACCTAATTCAACATGGATTAATAAATTTCCTAAGCTTAAATTCTTAAGAGGTATACCCGGCGCGGGTGTTCTTTTTGCAGCATTAGATGCAGTTGGTGCCGCACAAATAATGGCAAATCCAGGATCTTCAGACAAAGAAAAAGCGCAAGCAATTGGAAGTTTAATGGGTGGTGTATTAGGAGGAGCTGGATTCGCAAAATTAGGAGTAGTATTAGGTGGTCTTGCCGGCACCGCAGGCTTTGCAGGTTTAGGTACCTTTTTAGGAGGCTTGGGAGGTGCGGCGGCTATGGGAACTTTAGGCTATTTTGCTGGTGATTATCTTGGGTCAAAGATAATGGGATATTTAATGGATAATAGTTCCGGTAACGGTAATCAATCATCATATTCAAATCCTTCTGGTTCTGGATATGAAAACTTAGCCGGAGCTGGTATGGGTCAATTATCTACTAATATATCTAGACCTAACACTGATAATGGAATTGCATCTGGCGCAGCTGAAATGAATTACTATAAAGATAGTATTATGGGAATGACAGGCGGCGGTGCAAACATTGGTCAAATTGGTGATAATAATTCAAATAATACTAATGTAAGCCAATCTCAGCCTCTTGTCGTAAGTCCAGGCGGAGCTATTAACTTTAATGATATGGTAGTCGGGTCACTCGCCCATTAAAATAGAATAAGGGGACCGAAGTCCCCCTATCCGCCTTTAGTCATTGGTTGCTCCAACTTTCGTCCGAATCTTATTCAGCGACAAGGCCCACATGGGGTTGGCTTACCTTATTCCTAGTCATCATTTGCTAGACGCGCAAAGTATGACATTGTGTCATCATCATCCGTAGATGATACTTGTTCTGCAGTAACAGGTGCTTGTGCTGGAGCTGCAGGAGCAGGAGCTGGCTCATTCATTTGAATGGTTTGTGCCATAGTCGGCGCACCCATTGCAACTGTATCTTCACCCAACACGCGACTTAGTTTTGCTTTGAGATCATCGTAGCTTTTGTAGTTACTTGGCTCGGTAAACTCACTGAGTGAATGTAGTTGGTTATAGACTTCTTCCAACTTGGATTCGTCTGCATCATAGAGAGCAGATGCGCTTGCAAACTCTGACTTATCATAATTACGGTATCCTTCAACCTGACGGATTTTCAATTTAAAGTCTGCACCTTCCCAAAAGTCGAAAGGATTAACGGGTGTTTCATCGGCAAATGATGGCTGCATAACATCCATGATCTTATCGAAGATCTTCTTACCGAATTTATATAGTACTACACGTCCTTCATTCTGAGGATTGCCAGGATCTTGTACAACAAGAGCATTAACTACATAGTGCAGACGACGCTTTTGTTTACGTGCAGTTTCTTTATCTTCTTCATGTCCAGAATTCCATAGACGAGAATTAAGTTCGCCAACCGGATCTGCTTGACCAATAGAAGTAAGAGAGTTTTCAATATACCATAGACCAGTTGGACCTTTAAAGCCATGGTCCCAATAACGAACCCATGGTAGATCAGAACCTTCAGATGCTGGAAGAAAACGGAGAACAGCATAGCCGTTACCGGCTTTATCTACTGTTGGTTTCCAAATACGTTCATCATCATATGACTTCTTTTCACCACCACCGGTGGCTTCTGCTGCTTGAACTAATTTGGAGATTTGGTCGCGATTACGCTTTAGATTTGCAAAAGACATTTATATGTTCCTTGTATTGCTGTAGTATTAACTGAAATATATTATACAACATTCATGCGTTGTTGTACACTATTATATATACCCATCATTCGAAAAACGCCGAATCAAGAGTATTACCTTTTGGCAAGAAATTAAGCTGCATTGCCTCAGCTTCAAGTTTATCTTTAATAATTGGTGAGATAAACTTTTTAACATCTTCAGGTTCAATGTTATTCTTATCACATACATGAAGAATAGCATCCATGTATGGTATATGAAGTTCATTCACTGTTCCTTCAATGAGTTTAGTAAACTTAGACTTAGTAAGAAATTGTTCCTCTATCATTTATCTAGTGCTTTCAATAGAATTGTGTCGTCATTCAGTCTACCGTTTGGTACACTGCTTTTAGTAGTTAGAGTATCCCAAGCAATGTGTATTTGTTTTACAGACTTTGTAAGAACTAAAGCTAGAATTTCATTAGGCTTACGAAGCTTGACTGTTCTACTATTAACACTATCGATATTTTTAATCGATGTGCCTGAGATCTCAAAACCTCCAACACTTTGAGTAATATACTCTGTAAGCATTCGAGACTTTGTATTGAAAGTATATAGTCTGGTTTTACCAACTATTTGTACAGGATTGATAGAAGCTAATTTGAATTCGCTATCTTCCTTCTTGTACTTTACTTTCGAAACTTGTTTGTCCGCAGCTTTAGGCTGTTTGACTCTCGTCTTACGTTGTGCCTTAGCTGCGGACTTAAGCTTGTCAAGATCGAGGAGCATGTCCTGACAAGCTTTTACACGGCGCTTGAGTTCTGGTTTTTTCAAGTGTGAATAACCTTCAACTGCCTGGTCACACCTGGCATGAAGAGCATCATCATAGTCTAGCAACCATCCTTCAATTAGTTGCCTTACTGGCAAAGTAGCCGAGTTAGGCAAGCCGTGCTTTTTAAACAAACTGTAAATATCAATGTCAGTCTTTTCACCTTCTATCCATTGATCTTCTAGATTAAGAAGGTCTTGCATAATGGTATTACTAATCTTGTTTTGCAAACGCTGCATTGGAGAAAGTGTAACAATATTCTTTTCTACTTTCTTCTCAAGAGCTTTCTCTTTCAGAATAGTTTTACCTGCATCGATATACCCTTTGAATCGATTAACAAGGCTGTCATGCCAATACGTTGATCTTTCATTTACTTCTTGACCCGACGTATACCAATAACTAGTAGCACCCATATAAGAGTGACCGAAGTTATAGTCTGGATTAGCAAGGATATTCTTTGCATCAGTTTTATTGAATGTAGTACGAATAAACGATTTAGTACATTCAATTGTTTCTTTACGGTCAACTTCGTTTTGAAAGTAATATAGTACACTATCAAAACCTTTTTCAACCGGTGCTGCAGCTGCGCCAGTACGGCGGCGTGCACGAATAGTTTTCTTTTTACGTTTTACTAATGGCATTATCGTTGCTCCTCGATAATAAAGTTGGGATCATTTTGAAGAAGTACCCACCGACCGTCAAACCCTTTATGGTCTTTAGGACCTTCAGTTTTAAACTCGCTACGCACAAGCATTGCAGGTGCACCTTTGAATGTTCCAAAGTGTTCGACATGCCAAACTTTACCGTGTTGTTGAATACGGTTTTTGCCGTGACGAGTTTTTCCTGTAAGTAGTACTTTTTCCATCATGTATATATTCTATCACAGTTTTAAGCAAATGTACACAGTTAATTTCACTAATTTGAAAAATAGTTGGAGCCAGGTTAAGCTGGTTAAACGTTAGTGTATGTCTATACATCCAACTTAACCAGGTTTAACGTCTCATCTTTGCTAGTTCTTCTGGGCTTTGACCTCTGCCCACTGGAACAAGGTTAGACTTATGCATTGTTGCGATTCCAACAATGTAATCTCCGGAGTACTCCTGTACTTTTCGCTTTCCTTGGATGGCAACAACGCGGTCTGACGTTGGGACTGTTGTACTCTGCGTTGAATAGTTCGGAATACAGTTGCCACTTGATTTTTCCTTATGCTTAAGTTGAGAAGGATGTAGACCCATTTTACGAAGCCATGCGTCATGAGCAGCTTGCGCTTTCGCTTGACCTGGCTTACGGTTAGATTTACGTTTACGAGTTGAAAGCGTGGACATGCCACGTACAAGATGCATAGTCATTTTATATCCTCACTAGTACCATGGCATTTAGCTTCCATATCTTGAATGCGATAAGAAAGATAGTTAGCTACTGTTTGAAGAAATTCTGCATCATGATCACCACTAGCAATCATATCTTCAATCTTTCTAATCTCGCCATCGAAGACTCTACATGCCATTATACGATCAGATGACATGTTACTAAAACTAGGCATTACGAAACCTTTTCGAAATAGTCTGTAAGATCATCTAAGTATACTTCTTCAACAAACTTAGAAAGCTTAGAGAAAGTACCAGTGTACTGCCAAATAGGAAGACCGTTAATACCTTTAGGATTAACAAGACGACCATTAATTCCATAGTTACGACAGTCCTGAGCCAAATCAGTTACATCGTAAACATCAAGCTCAATTGTATAAACGTTTTCCATTAGTTCCACCCATCATTTGATTCATAAGAATTTTGATCACGAACACGATCACCATAATGCTCATTGAGGTATTTAGAACCATCAGTGTAAGCATTGATGTTGTGCGTATCGAATTCTGTACGCTCTTCTTTAGGTGTAGTGGTATAGTCGCGAACTTTAAAGTTGCGCTGCATCTTGGCATTGAAACGATCGGCAGCTTCTTTAATAGCAGCCATACGCTCAGACGTAGTTGAATTCTTAGTAATTACAAATTTAGACATGGAATACTCCTCTTTTCCAATTGTTATATCTATTATACACTATTTTTTAGCAAATGTACACTAAAAAATGCGGGGATTACTGAATGTAATCAATAGACTAAAATTTTATTTAGAGTAAATATCTAATAAGTAGGCTTCGAATGCTTCTACCTTTTCTATTCTATTAGGCCAAAGGATGTATTCTTTTTCGGGATTTGCTTTTAGATTGTTTAGAAGTGGTTGAATAGCATTATATAGGTTATCCAGTTTAAGCTGGGCATCGTTGGCTGTATTGGCTATCACCTCAGCTTCACGAGCTGCATCCTGCACAACCTGTAGTTCAGTTTCATCTACCGCAGTGAATCCAAAGTCAAAAAAATCAGACACTGATCCAACTCCTACGTTTGTTTGCATAGATATTAAACAACCACCATGACAAAAACAACCAAAAGATTTGGCCGGTCATTGCCGACTGTGCCATAATCCACGCGAATGGAGAAATAATTATGATATCAGCTAATGTAACGTTTTCGTTCATAGTTCTATTTATACTCCAATGGCTGGGATGGAGGGGCTCGAACCCCCGACAGGGTGATTAACAGTCACCTGCTCTACCAACTGAGCTACATCCCAATAAAAGCGGGATGCCCTATCCCCACTAATTAAAGTAGTAGAGATTTGATATGTCGCTCTATGCCGACATCCAACATAGAGATAGCTATCGTTCTAAGCAAGGTTAATTCCCTGTCAGACACATCGACCCTACATAGCATAATCAGATATGTCCTATCACCCCCAGTAATAGGGTGAAAACAATGGTGCTGCAACACGGACTCGAACCGCGGACCTGCTGATTACAAATCAGCTGCTCTACCAACTGAGCTACTGCAGCTTATGACAAACGATCTCGCGACCTGTTGGTGTAGAGATCACAATGGCAGGTAAATCAGGGTTACGATCACGACATTCAATCTGATGCCATCTAAACCCTTCTTCTCTTTGTGCTTCTGTTGTTTTTACAAATTCTGCGTTACCTGCAAACCAAAGTGCAGAAACAAATGCTAATACAATCATGTTATCCTCCAGGATATATGGAGCGGGCGATGAGATTCGAACTCACGACAATTTCGTTGGCAACGAAAGGCTCTACCACTGAGCTACACCCGCAATCATTTATTACGTCTTTTTTTCCTCATTTTAGAAAAGAAATTAATAGTTCGCATAAAAACTATATCTTTGATCTCTTTTCTTTTTTTACGAGCTGTTTCACTTTTATGTATACGATTTGCTTTTGTTTTCATGAACATCTCCTAAATTTTTGGTGCCCCCAGCGAGACTCGAACTCGCACGGCCTAAGGCCCACGGATTTTAAGTCCGTTATGTCTACCATTCCATCACAGGGGCATTGGCGATTCCGGGAGGACTCGAACCCCCGACCTACTGATTAGAAGTCAGTTGCTCTATCCAGCTGAGCTACGGAACCAATAAAGTTATTTCACTCCCATATTTCATTATAAACCATATAGTAGCTATAGCAATAATTGCCAGTGAATGCCTAAACATAAATCCAATAATGGAAAAGAATGTACCTACAACAAGCGCGCCAGCTACTGCATAAAAGAGGAGCTGTGCATATAGAGGCAGCGCCTGTTGTATCTCGATTAGTGTGGGCATTAAGAACTCCAGTCAATCCATTTATTTACAACATCGATGAATTCTTCCATCGAAGGGATTTGACGAGGACCCCATGTATTATCTAGGTGGAATACTTCACCAGTTGGTGAAGTCATTTGATGCCACATCTTACGCGTACGATCATCAGGATCTTCATCGAAGTCACCTACGTATACGTAACCCTTATATTCATAAGTTGTGTACTGTGGAAAATCCATTATGCAGACTCCCTTTCACACATGCGATCGATATGCCGCTCGATGCGCTCATCGGTCCAGTTAGAGAGGTTTAGCGACCGAGCATAGCTCTTGCTAGTCTTCTCGGCGGTAAGGTAGTATGCATCTTCGACAAGCTGCTGACGCATAAACTGCTT